CAGGTTTATTACCCTTTCCTTTACGATCAGCAACTGGATCTTCTCTTCTTTTTCTACGAGCAGCAGTTGCTCTATCATCTTTTCCCATACTATGGGCCTTAGAACGTGGCATGCATTTTGGTTTGCCTTCTCCTGGTTCCCTTGCGCAATCACCCTTGATCTCACCGTCGGTGCCTACGCGAACCCAGTCGCCTTCTTTACCTTTGCCGAACCATTTTCTAAGATCTTCGTTCATTTCTTTTTCTTTTCTTTCGCCATCGCGTCAACTGCTTCCTTGTTTTCGTTTATCCAGCGTTGTAGTTCCGTTAGTTGGACTGCGTTGGACTGGCAGATGGCGTAGTTGCGGATGATTCCGATGAGGGCATCAGTGTCTTTAATTGCTGAGGGGGACGCATCAGAACTTCTGGTGGCGTCGGCATCACTGGCACTGGCACTAATGTCGTGCGTGAACACCCAGCCGTTAGACATAACAGACTGACTAGGAACACTGTCTTTAGCGGCATCAACATAAACATATTCTTTCTCTCTAATGGTATTTGTTCTATCAACATATTCAGTAACTACATTATTGCTAATCTCTGAATTCTTTCTCTCTAGTTCAGCAACTTGTTCGCTTGCTCTAGCAGAGAATCTAGCAAGTTCTGCATCAGCATAAGCAGATCCCTTCATGTATCCATATACAAACACACCAAGTATTAAAGCAGCACCTGCTAGTAACTTATATGGTAATGGGATCATACCGAACATATTTAATTCCTTGTTATATTTATATATCTAAAAACTGTTTGAATGAAATCGACTCTTGAATACCAAGACCACGTCGAACATCCTTATACATCTCACGTTTATGAGTAGTTGACATAGAACTTGGTGCCATCGAATGAAATGTTTTTTCATCGCCTGAAGACGCTGCGTTACGCATCTTAGTTGCGGATGCACCAGCAACACCTTCGTCGGCATCAGTTCTAACTGCACCTACTGTCTTCACTTTTATCGAATCGAAATTGTAATGCCCATGGCGACCTTCAACATTATTATACTTGTTTATTAGGGAATGATAATCATGTGCTCTATCGGATCCAGCATGAACAACAATATTCTTCACACCTTGACTATGTAATTTAGACAAGTGGTGTAATATTGTCGGAGAACCTTTGCTCAATGCTTCGATATTAGCAGAAGGAAATGCTCTCTTTAGATGCTTTACTTTGAGATCTGGAGTCAGTGGATTCTTTTTACCATCATGTGTTGCGGTAGTAAGAATAGTATGCTGTGCATTGTCAGATCTTGCTGCATTTAGAACATGGTTGATCATTAGTCCATGTCCAGCATGAACAGGTGCGAATCTACCAATAGTCACGTGGTGTGTTTCGCTCATTGCCCCTTACTCGCCTTGAACATTTCACTGCGAGCACGATTTGCTGCTGAGAATCCTTGACGATCAACAACCTTAAGACCATTATAAACATGACCCTCACCACCTGCTGCTTCACCAGCGATAGATGTAGTGAAACCACCTGCACCAGAAGAATCTAATCCTCTCGATAGGTGATTAGTTGCCTGTTGCAAGTGGTGATGAATTTCTAAGGTATCATTGAATTGCTTTTGGTGTTTAGAAACATGATCAATCGCATCATCCATCACCTTCTTTTTAGCAACCTTCGTCTTGTCAGTTTTAACTGTATCAATCTTTTTCTGATGCCACTTCGCGAGATAACCTTTATACCCTTGCGTTGAAGGTGTATCATTGGTTGACAACGTTGAGTTGATATACTGACGAAGTGTTTGTTCGTGTCCCGTATGATGGTCATAACTATGTGACGCCATCATTTGCTCTGCCTTTTTTAGATGGTCATCTGCTTTAGACTTATGTTCTTTTGGAATAACCGCTTGATCTTTTGACACAAGGTGTTGAACAAGATGAACATCAGGATGATGATTGAAACCATCAAGATTAGTCAGAGGTTTTGCCCCTGCTGGAGTAATCTTAGTGTGAATTACAGCACTTACTTTAGATTTAGCAAGTGCCTTACCCTCTGGACTATTAGCATCTGTCTCATATTTAATTGTGTTTGGTGTATGAGAAATCTTTCCATTTTCATGCTCCCTAGATTCACGGTCTGACATGTATCCGCCTTGATACTCACCTGGAGTATGCGGAATAACTTTTGGAAGATGTTGTAGGAGAAGTTTTAGTGGGTGCGCAAGATATTGTTTATGACTATGTTGGTCTTCAATATCTTTTTCAGAGAAATTGTATTTGCTTCCTGTTCCCTTATACTTAACACCAACTTTGCCATCTGCTGCGCGAATAACATTGAATGACATTTTGTCATCAATCTTACGAGTCATACTCGGTGCTTTACTGGTAGACACCTGCTTTAATGTCTTCAGTGCATGCTTTGCTGGTTGTGGTCCATCAAATAGTCTATCGGATGGATGCTCAATATGAAGAATTGCTGCTTCGGAAAGGAATGATAAGAAACTTTGCATAGGGATCCTAATATAATGTTACCCCCTATTTATAATAATTGTACCCATTTGAAATTCAATTTAGTATCTTTGTATACTATAGATTCAATTCTAAACGGTGGAGTATAAATTAACATGTTCTCATCATCATAAACTGGAATCTTTTCAGTATTACTTTCTTTCGCTTTTCTACCGCCACGACGACATGTCAAGACCAACCAGTCTAGATTAATTTTTTGATATTTTTTCTCAAGATGGGATAAAAGTTCACGATCTCCGTAATGAAATGGTACGAACGATTCATCATATCCACCAGAATCTAAGAATAGTTTTCTCGGTATGAGAAATTGATTTAATGCCATATACGTGTTACCTCGACCTTGAAATTTGGCATTAAGTTCATACCAAGAATTAAGGTCGAGGGGATCTGTTTGCAATCTTTTCAGATGCGCTGGTTGTAATGTGTAGTCTATGTCTTGAAACAATAACCAATTAGATTGTGCTAATCTTGCGCCAAGATTGCGACAACCATGACTGTTGAACCCAATATCTTCAGTGACTTTATACAATGAAAAATTAATATTATCATTTAGTGTATGTTCTTTGAGAACATTTTCTGCAGGTTCTATCTGAGAACCATCATCAATCAATATAATATTTACTGGGGTGTTGTAGTTGTTCCATCTCTCAATCTGAGTTTCGAGATAGAATCTTTCATTGTAATACGTTTGAATAATTGTTATATTATTGCGCGACAATTCCCGCCATCTCCTCAGAGGCATCAACGACAGTCAAGTCAGTCGCAGGAAAGTCCACTGATTGTGTCAGGTGATACTGCATGTATTCATTATGTGTCATTGATTCGTCAACATACAGTTGCCATCCCGAGAGAGTTTCGTGGAGTTGCGGATAATGATTCTCAATCATGTGTCGCTTAGAATCCATTACCTTGCCAATCTCTGGTAGTGTTGGTTCGCAATCAAACCGAGCAATGATATATTCTTTACCGCCAGTTGCTCTCCACAGAGGCATGTCTTCAGTTCCTGCATTAGTCCACACCAATGTGGTTGCGACCAACTTCAAATTTAATTCTTGTGTTCCAGTTTCTTCAGTCATAATTTATCCTCAATTTAAAAATGGTGATGCCAGTAGGATTCGAACCTACGACCTAGAGCTTAGAAGGCTCTTGCTCTATCCAGCTGAGCTATGGCACCGATTACTATTCAACTATACTATACTTATTTAATTTTGTCAAGTGTTTTCTCGGAATCTATGTTTTTCAGGATAAACAAACCATCCTGTCGCAATATATTTTTTCCCGACCAGATCTGGATTTGCTCTATGAATGTGAGTATATGCAGCAGGCCAAATAACCAGCGTCCCCGCAGTAGGTGTGTATGATGTTTCCTGATGTTTAAATTCAGTTTTTCCACCCTCTTCGACATCATTCAAGTATAACATCCAAACTGCAAATCTTCCTGGAGATTGTGTTCCCGACCCCTGTTCATGGTGCCATTGATGAAATCCTCCCCCTGTATCAGACCGCTGGAATTTCCATCCTGGCGACAAGACTTCAAAAAATGATTTAGAGGATGCAGAATATGTAGTGTTATACTTGCGCCAACCACGGGCCAATGCTTCAACTATCTTATCCTCTATTGATTTCAACGAACCATATCTATTGGTAAATATATTCCAGTCGGTTCTAGAAGAATCATCAGACAAGATACAAGCATTCCCAGGATCTGGGCGCGAAATAATGTCATCGATTCTATCGCATGCTTCGGCGCATTCCTCGGCAGTCAATACGTTCGGATACAGTTCTATAAAATTAGAAGTCAAATTTAGACATCTCCCTCAAACGAGATCCAGTTGGAGTCCGCTCAAATACAGGAACAGCATCTTGTCCTGAATCGGTGATACCTTGTTGAGCAGATAACTCTAGATCATACAGTTTCATTTTACCACGGTCGATCCCAACCATGAACCGTTTATTTATAGCAGGATCATTATACCTATTCTTCAATTGCTTGACCATGAGTTGACCCATGTTCTCAAGTTCTTCAGTAGAGATGAGAGCAAACATCAAGTCAGCAGTTGCAGGCAAACCAAATGATTCCGAAGTATCAGTCAGGTCAACATCACTGTTCGCATATCCACCACGAGTAGTTTGGGTGGCAGAAACAACAGGTAAATCAAACTCAACTGCGAACCCGCGAAGTTCTTCAGCAATTGCCTTCACATATGTATAAGAGTTGACACCAGCACCTGCTTTGAACCGACTAGATGCACAGATGTTTAGATAATCGACAAAGATAATATCAGGTCTAAAGTTACGTTTGAGTTGTAGTTCGTTTAGCAATGCCTTGAAGTGACCGACATGCGCACTAGCAGTTGGATATTCCTTGATGATTAGTTTACCTTCAGTCTTTTTCTTAATCTTGTCAATACGATTATCGAACATGGACTTAGATAGATCTTTGAGATCCTGAATATTTACATTCATCAAGTTCGCATCGATACGTTCAGCGATACGTTCTTCTGCCATTTCCATGGTGATATACAGAACGTTCTTACCTTGACCCAAAGCACCTGCTGCCATGTGACACATGAACAAAGACTTACCGACACCAGTGCCAGCAAGCGCAATATTCAAAGTCTTATTTGGCAGACCACCATTGGTAATCTTGTTGAACATGTCAAGATCGAACGGTAACTTGTTCTCGACACGGTGATAGAAGTCATATCGCGATTCAGAATTGTCGAGGTAATCATGCCCGACGTTGTTGTCAAAACAAACACTCAATGCATCCTGGAGGATGGACGGAATACCATCTTGAGTATGTTGTTTATCATCACCGTCGATAATCTGAATAGATTTCATGATTGCATTGTAAACTGCTTTGTCCTTACAGAACTTCTCAGTTTCTTCGAGCAACCACTTCTCATTCACATCAAGAGAATCATCTAGATGTGTCAGTTTCTCATTGATATTTTTAAATTCATTTTCGTTGATGCCACGGTCATTCTGCACTGCGATTTCAATTGCTTCAACTGTTGGCAGTGAATTATACTTCTCGATAAACTCTCTAGCATAATTGAAAATCTTGCGTTCGGAAGTATCGTGGAAATATTCTGGTGTTATGAATGGAATTACCTTGCGAGCATAGTCTTCATCAGAAAACAACTTACTCAGGATAATCGTCTCGATCTTCTGCAATTTTTAAATCCTCTATCTCATCATATTCATTTGCAATTCTAATGCAACATGGTTCACAAACAAACATCTCATACTCGAGACCCTCTTCAATACCATGAAGGCACATGGCAGGGTCATTCTTTTTCAGAACGACCCCACATTGATCACATATCTTGATTTTCGTATTCTTCTGAAATATCTTCATCAGAAATGTCCACATTGTCACCCTCCATCATTTGTCCGTTGCCCATGCGATAACGATTTTCAATCCACTCGCCGAACGTTGGGTCGGTTAGAATTGGCATCCAGAATTCCTTAGTGTAAGTATCATTCAAGCGATACTTCTTTTCTTCACCAACTCGCTGGTACCAACCATTACTTGGTTTCACAACGTGACCAGATGCCAACGAAATATCCAACAGACCTGACCACTTACTGATACCACCCTCAAAGGTAACTTCAATCGGGATCTTTGACTTCTCGCGAACGTAACGGGACTTCTCGA